CAAGGTCTACAGCCCCATCGATTTCTACTACGGCATCCCGGATTACGTGGGTTCGACCAAGTACATCGAGTTAGACAAAAACATCGCCGATTACCACCTCGCCAGCATCAAGAATGGCCTGTTCCCTTCGATGATGATTTCGTTCAATAACGGGCAACCTACGGACGATGAGCGGGTGGAAATGGAGCGTGCCATCACCGCGAAATTCAGCGGGGCGGAGAATGCAGGGCGTATGCTCATTGTGTACAACGATGACAAAGAAAACGCTCCGACGGTCGAGCCGTTCAACATTCCCGATCCACACCGCCTATATGATTACCTATCGAAAGAGGTGAGCTTAAAAGTTTTGTCGGGGCACCGCGTCACCTCGCCACTTTTGTTTGGGTTGCGTGGGGATACGGGATTCGGCAGCAACGCCGATGAAATGAAGGATGCGTACGAGCTTATGCTGAAGACGGTCATTTTGCCGTTCCAAGAAATCCTGCTCGATGGCATTCGGCCTATACTTTCCGCTGCCAACATCACGCTGCCGTTGGAGTTTAAGAAACTCGTCCCGGCTGCCTTTATGGACGAGGAAAAAAAAACTTCGGACGTGAACGGCCCGAAAGAATTTCAGTTGGTCAGTCAGAGGTGTGGCTAAATTTCCTCGCTGATAAGGCATCGCCCACACCTCCGGGTTGGAGGTTATTTCGCCGCGAAAGGGTGGATGAGCCAATCCACGACCACAGGATATTCCAACGTCAGAAATTCAGCGATTCGCCAGGCACGTTGGCCTCGTATGATAACCATACAGAGTTCAGCGATTGGGGCGATGTGATTAGCCCGAACGGGTATTTCTATGCCCTGCGCTATGCGTACTGCCAGCTCGATTCCACCACGGTCAGCAAGACAGGTGTGAGCCGGGATTTCTGCATCAATATGGTGGGCCTATCCGAGGAAGGTTTCCAATACCGATATGAGGATATTGCGGACATGAGTGCGGATGGAATCAACGGAGAATTTGCTGCCAAGGGCGAAAGCACGTACGATATTTTTGAATGGAAAGGTGGCAAGAATTGCTACCATTGGTGGGATCGTTTAATTTACATCTACGCCCCGGATGGGGAAGCGGCCGATGCGTGGATGGGCGACATTCCCGTTGCGGAGGAATGGGATTCTGTTATGATGTTAGTGGGCAATAACCCGTATGTTCCCCAGCCGGGAGTGGAAGGTATAGCACCAATCGAAATGCAATAAAATGGCAACTCTATATGTGTCGGCCGAAAAGGTCAAAAAGGATACCCTGTTGGGTAGCGCGGTAGATGAGAACCTCATCCGCCCCGTGATTGTTATGGTGCAAGCCAAGGAGGTTTTGCCCTATTTAGGAACGAAGTTGGATGCGGCCCTAAAAACCAAAATCCAAAACAATACGCTCACGGGCAACTATCAAAAGCTCGTTGTGGACTACATCCAACCTGCCTTGGTGCAGTTTGTCTTTGCGCAAATGGCCTACGTGCTGCGGGTACGATTCTCGAATAACGCGGTGAGCGTTCCATCGAGCGAACAGGGCAGCCCAGCCAGCCGGGAAGACATCAAACCCGTAGTGGATACCGCTACGCATATCGCAGAGTTTTACCGCGAACAGATGGTCGATTACCTGTTGTACAACACGGCCCTGTTCCCCGAGTACAACACGAACACGGGGCCGGACATCGTTCCGACGGTGAGAAACTACTTCAGCGGCATCAACGTGTATCCTCCGTACCCGTGGCCCAACAAAACGAAAGCGTTTGCATTGGGGGCTAACATCAAACTCTACTGATTATGGCCGAAAGTAAACTCACAGACCAAATCACGCTCACCACCCCGGCCGACGGGGATTGGGCATATTTGGTAGATATATCCGATACCTCCGGAGGCGCGGCAGGAACGTCCAAGAAAATCACCGTCGCCAACCTGATGACCAAAGCCCCCGTGGTGAGTGTCAACGGGGAGGTAGGCGCGGTGTCTTTGGATAGCACGGAAATCAAGCGGGTAGGCACAACGGGGGATTCGATTGACCAGGATTTGACCGCTGCGGAAAACAGCATCAACGAAATCAAAGCGGTTCTCAAGTACCCTACAGCGACGGTCACGGGGTTGCAGGTAAATACAAATAATAAGTTAGAACTTGATTCGACTAATCAGAAAGCGGTATTTACGGTTAACGGATCTACAGCGGCAACTATCGGCCCGAGCCAATCGCTGTTTCCTGCTTTGAAGGTTGGCCCTACCGCAAACGATTACACCCTTCCCGTAGCGCGGGGGGTGACGGGGAACGTGGCTGTTTACGATGATGCCACCCACACCTCGGAATGGCGGTCTTTGGCTACCGGTAATTTATCCGGAACCTCCGATGGCATCACCCAGGGCACGACTAACTTATTCCTTACCTCTGCCGAGCGCACCAAACTTACGAGTGTAACGTCAGGGGCGGCGGTGGCCTCGGTGAGTGGCACAGCCCCAATTGTAAGTAGCGGTGGAACCACCCCGGCCATTAGCATCACAGCGGCGACCATAAGCGCGGCAGGGTCTATGTCCGCTGCTGACAAAAGCAAGCTCGATGGCATCGCGGCAGGTGCAGAGGTGAATGTGAACGCGGATTGGAACGCGGTAAGCGGAGATGCGCAAATCCTCAACAAACCCACGATTGTATCCTCCGTTACCGGAACTGCTCCTATCGTAAGCAGCGGAGGCACTACGCCAGCGATTAGCATCACGGGCGCAACCATATCGGCGGCAGGGTCTATGTCGTCGGCCGATAAGAGCAAGCTCGATGGCATCGCGGCGGGTGCTGAAGTCAACGTCAACGCTGATTGGAATGCCGTCAGCGGAGATGCGCAAATCCTAAATAAACCAACGATTCCATCCATCACCCAAGTAACAGGAAAGACCGTAGCCACGGGTGCGTGGAGTTTGGTTTCGGGGGTTTATGAAGCAAGCATTTCTGACGCGGCGATTACATTCACGAGCATTGTGAATATCATTCCCGACAACGCAAGCGCGGCCACTATTCGCACAGCGCAGATGCTGCCTCAAACAGACAGCAGTTCGGGTGCGGTGAAGATTTACAGCACGAACGCTCCTGCTGCCACAATCACAGTCACCTTAAACATCTACAAGCAATGATAGGCGAATTTGCATTGCCTGCCAATAACCCAAGCGGGGGAGGCGGAACGCTAACTCAAACCTTGAGGCAGTATGTGGCCGGAACGACCTGGAATAAGCCGTCTGGCCTTGTGTTTATTGAGGTTTTGTGTTTAGGAGCGGGCGGCGGAGGCGGATCGGGTGGTCAGTTCGGCAGCACCATCGCAGCACCTGGCGGAGGCGGCGGAGGCGCGCCATCCATCTCATGGACGCAGGTCATGGCTTCCGCGTTAGCCGCTACCGAGACAGTAACTATCGGAGCAGGGGGGACAGGAGGCACACCGCAGTTAACGGCAAGCACCGCAGGCAATAATGGAGGCACAGGGGGTAACACCTCGTTTGGAGCACATTGTGTTGCCCAAGGAGGGCAAGGTGCAGTTAACCGAACTGGCGGGGCAAATCGTCAAATTTCCGGCATTACACCCGCCTATGCATGGGGCAGTTTTTCCGGTGATGAGGGAAGGAACGCGAGTGCCGCTGGCGGACAGGGTTCCGCCGCACCATCGCAATCGTTATCGCCTACTTTTGGGGCACAAGTGCACAACGTGATGGGCGCACCATCTGGAGGTGGCAACACTACCGCAAACGCCATCGGAACAGGCAACCAAGGCAATCAATACTACTTGCTAAACGGAACTCTTACCACAAGGATTCAGGGTGGCGGAGCAGCGGGCGCGAACGGGTTGAACGGCACAGACAACGTAGTAGACCGCATGGTATGGCCCCCACGTATTGCGGCCCTATCACCGAGTTACAAGCTAGGTGTCAGTGGCGGCAGTGGGGCAAGCTCCCTCACTGGCACAGGTGGCAACGGGGGTAACGGGGGCTTGTACGGAGGGTCGGGTTCCGGAGGGGGTGGTACCCGGAATGGAAGCGCAAGCGGAGCAGGAGGAAGTGGGGCTGGCGGGCTTTGCTTTGTAATCGAATACACTATCTAATGATATACGTCGTAATCAAGGGGAACTACGTCATTGACCGCATCGTCGCAGACGAGGCCCCAAACTACCCTCACCCGCATGACGCGGTGGTCCAAGATGTTGACCTCAACATTCACATCGGCGACTGGTACGAGGACACTGAAGACATCTTCTATCGACCCGTCACGGGGGTGCCACCGGATTGGCCCGATGACCTCAAGCCGCAATCATGAACCTCGACACGCTGGGTGTGGCGCTGACCTTGCTGCTGGCATTGGTGGCGCAATGGGTGAAGGTGAACAACGAGCTTACCCGGCTGAGGGGTCGGGTGGAGGCGCTGGAGGCGGGCCACGATGAGGTGCGCCAAACCCTGCGTGAACTGGTGTCGTTGGTGACCGAAATCAAGCTGATGTTGGCCCGCAACGGCCTCGACAGCCATGAACCCGCCCCAAGAAAAACACGTTTGTAACGCCTAGAGAATCAGCCAATAAGCACTTCTCAGAAGAAATAACCGAAGCCCTAGAGAAACGGCTAGAATGCCGGAAACGGCAGAAAAAGTACCTCAAACGGCAAATTAGGACCCCATGGAAATCATCCCCGCAGACACCATCATTCTCCACTGCACAGCCAGTCAGCCGGACCCCAAAATTGGGGCTGCGACCATCCGCCAGTGGCACCACAACAGGGGGTGGTCAGACATCGGGTACCATTACGTCATCCGGGTCGATGGGGTGATTGAGCCGGGTCGCCCGCTCACGCGCACGGGTTCGCACACGAAGGGCCACAACCATCAAATCGGTGTCGTGTACGTCGGAGGGGTGGACCCCAAGGGCAAGCCCAAGGACACGATGAACCCGGCACAGCAGGCCAGCTTCACCGCTCTCGTGCACACGCTCAGGCACGCGTTTCTCAAACACTTCGCGGTAGCTGGGCACAACGACTACACCGATGCTAAGGCCTGCCCTAGCTTCAAGGTTTCCGCTAAGTTCCCCCACCTAATCTCTAACCCATGAAAGACATCCTAATCAACCACTGGGCTGAGCTGCTGCTCGCCACTATGGCCCTGTTCAAGGTCATCGTCAACATCACCCCTACGGAGCACGACAACAAGGTCTTCACGCTTATCGACCGCCTGATAGACGGGTTCGTCCCCGACCGCCGTAAGCGATGAGCGCTCGCCCATGGACGCGTGTGTTATCTAGTATAAGCGCGCTCGACATCACAGAGGCCTTCAAGACCAAGGGCGACCTCAAGCGCTGGTCCGCTAAGCGCACCGTAGGCGGCGTGATTGCGGCTACCGCCTGCAATGACGTAGTGGCCCACGGGGTGACGTGGGAGGCTGTGGCTATGTGCGCGGTAGGGGTCCTGCCCCTGTGCTTGAGTTTCATGGAGGAATAGCTACCTTCGCCTAGAACTGGTGTGGTTCCCAGTTTGTTTGACCCTAATCAGCCCTCCCGAGCGTATTCGACGCCAGTGGGGGCTGATTTTTTTTTGCCCTGCAAACGCCTAGCAGCATAGGCAAACCAAAAATTTCTCAAAAATAAATTTGGATTGTATTTGGTTTTGGGCTTATCTTTGCGGTGTTCAAACAACAAACAACCACACCACCATGGACTTCATCAACCTCACCTCGACCGAAGCGCTCGCAGCCCAACACGCAAGCGACATCCTGTTCACATGGAAGCACGTCAACGGACTGACGCCTACCATGGACCGATTCCACCACGCACTGGAGCTGGCCTGCGAGTACTACAGCGTTGACATCACTGACGTAGTCGTCTCAGACGCACTGGACTTCGCTCGCAGCTTTATCCCGGCCCTCTAATCACTGACCAGTCAAACCTCTCAACCACACCACCATGTCCTACACCACCTCCCTCCGCCTCCTCGTCGCTTCACACCTGAGTGACATTGCCTTCGAGATGTCTTTCACCCCCACGGTAGCGTGGGCACGCATCGAGTTCGTGAAGTACCTGACCATCGAGTACAGCGACCTGACGCTTGAAGTTGACCCGGATGCTGAGTGGACCCGCTTCCTTGAAGCGTGCCCTTACGTCAAGGATGCGCTGAACCGAAAGGCTAACGAGATTTACCGAAAGGCTAACGAGATTTAACTTTCTCACCTTCACCTAGAACAACCCCTACCATGGAACTATTCGATACCTTCTCAGTAGGCGAGCACTACTCTAGTGCCATCGTCAACGCCGACTACTCCGGCCTGAACGAAACCGAATCCGTACAGCTCAACGACTGGCTCAAGGGCATCGTAGAGAGCGTGGCTTGGAACCACGAGATGACGGTAGAGGCTGCGCGTGCACGGGTGTACCTAGAGTGCGACTATGAACCGCACACCACCCGTTGCGTAGTGGGTGACCACTACTCGACCTGCTGCCCTGTTCACGTATACGTTGACCTCCGGTGATTAACGCACTCGACCCACAGCGCCTCCGGGACCTCGCAGAGGACTGGAACTGGTGCGCGGACCGCCAGCAGTTCGCGGAGGTCCTCAACCTACACG